AAAGCAGTTAATGGTGAAGGTATTCAGTTCACTGATGCTGAGCTTGAGACATTTGGACACGACATCATGGATGCTATCCGTCACTGGGCAGCACCACGTGAGCAGAGTACTGGCTTACGTATGAGTAATGTCGGACATCCAAACCGTAAGCTATGGTACGACATCAAGCATGACTTGAAAGAACAAACCTTCAAGCCACACGATGCTATGAAGTTCTTGTTCGGTCACATCATCGAAGAGTTAGTGCTGCTTATTGTTCGTAAGTCTGGACACAAAGTAGAGAATGAGCAAAAAGAAATTGAAGTGCTTGGTGTTACTGGTCACATGGACTGTACCATCGACGGTAAAGTAGTTGATGTTAAGTCTGCTTCACCTTTTGCTTTCACTAAGTTCGTGACTGGTAAGGTAGCACAAGAAGATCCATTTGGTTACATGGCACAGCTTGCAGGTTATGAGCATGCTATGGGTACTGAAGGTGGTGGCTTCTTAGTTATGAATAAAGTAACTGGTGAGCTGACGTTATTCCAACCAGACTTTGTTGACTTACCTAACATCGAGAACAGAATTGTGGAGGTGCGGGAACAGATCGATGCTGATAACCCGCCACCGTTTTGTTATCCGCTTGTTGAAATGGATAATGGGAACAAGAAACTATCACGTGACTGTTTGTTCTGCCCGCACAAAGTTGATTGCTATTCGGAGATGGGTGTACGGGTGTTCCGTTATTCGTCCGGTGATGAATTTCTTGTGGGCGAGATATCGAAACTACCGAGAGTGGAAGAAGTAACTGGAGAATATGTATGAATGGTAAACAAGCTAAAGCAATTAGACGTAAAGCTAAAGAGTCTATGGTCTCATGGTACAACAACATGCTACCAGAAGAAGAGAAAGGCAAAGCAACTATGGAACAGATTATGGAACAGATTCCGCAGGGCTATCACACTCACGTTGGGTGCCGTCACCATTCTGCGTACTCTTATAACTGGTTCGTTAAGGCAGAGAAGCTTAAGTACTATCATGGCTAAGAAAAAGAAGTACCGCAATAAGTTTGAGACTGCGGTAGCCAGTAAACTTAAGGGGTGGGAATACGAGAGCGAAAAAGTTCCGTACGTAATCCAACGTAACTACATACCCGACTTTGTCCATGACAAGTATCTCATTGAATGTAAAGGATACTTTCGAGTAGGTGATACTCAGAAGTACAAAGCCATACGTGACTCTCTTGACGGACGTGAGCTAGTGTTTATACTCTATAATCCGGGGACTAAAGTTAGGAGAGGAGCGAAAATGACCATGTCTGAATGGTGTGAGAAGGAAGGTCTTCGATGGTATACCCTTGATACCATTAAAGAAATGAAGAAGGATTTGAAATGTCAGTAGAAGACGAAGAAGTAATGTACGAGTTTGTCGGTGAAGCTGACATTGATGACGTAGAGTACTACAGCACACTCCAACCTGATCGTGTCTACATCTCATTCGGTATATCTGAAAACGGTAAACCAGAGATCAACATCATAGACATGACTGATGAGGGATCAGCAGAGCAGCAAGTATTCATGCCTATTGCTCACGCTTTCGTTGACTTCGTGTTGGAGAACACAACAGAAGCACAGCGGATGGGAATTAAAATTCTTTCAGAGATAGAAGAAGATGCAACAGAACATTAATCCATCTCACTACACCAGTGGTGAGATACAACCAATCGAGTACATCGATGCTAACAAGCTCGGTTACTACGAAGGTAACATCCTCAAGTACATCACTCGATACAAGATGAAGAATGGTGTAGAGGATCTGAGAAAAGCACAGTGGTATCTAGAAAGATTAATTGATAACACAATCGTTGATGAAGTAACACAAGATGTCGAGCAACCGTGACAAGAAAAAGAATCGTATTCAGAATAAGCTGAAGCATTCCGTACGTCATGACGATATGTGGCACCAACGTGTCGAAAGAGATCAGACTAAGTACAAAAGAAAACAAAAATACAAACAGGATTTCATACCAGAATGAAAATTCAAATCGATTACTCACGAGATAAAGATTTCAGCGATCAAGCACTTAAACTACTACAGGATTATTACTTAAGACCAAACGAGAAAAGCCCACAAGATGCATTCGCACGTACTGCTTTAGCTTATTGCGATGGTGACTACAAGTTTGCTCAACGCATCTACGACTACGCCAGTAAACGTTGGTTTATGTTTGCTAGTCCTGTACTCAGCAATGCACCGGCAGAAGGTGAAGAAGTAAAAGGTCTACCGATCTCTTGCTTCCTCACTTACATCGGTGACAATCTAAATGAATTAATTAACCACAACAATGAAGTGGCATGGCTATCTGTTAAGGGTGGTGGTGTTGGTGGTCACTGGTCTGATGTCCGTGGTATCTCTGAGAAAGCACCGGGTCCTATCCCATTCATGAAGGTAGTTGATTCTGGTATGCAAGCTTGGAAGCAGGGCAAGACACGTAAAGGTTCTTATGCTGCTTACTTAGATATCTCTCATCCTGATATCGTAGAGTTTATGAACTTCAAAGTACCTACTGGTGGTGACATCAATCGTAAATGCTTCAACTTATTCAACGCAGTAAACGTAACCGACGCATTCATGGAGGCAGTAGAGAATGACGGAGAATGGCAGCTCATCGATCCCAACGACGGCAGTGTCAGAGATACACTCAACGCTCGAAGCTTATGGCAACGCTTACTTGAAGCTCGGTTTAGAACTGGCTCACCTTACATCCACTTTATCGACGAGTCCAATCGCCAACTCCCAGAGGCACAGCGAGCACTTGGTCTCAGAGTTAGAGGCAGCAACCTCTGTTCTGAAATTACTCTGCCAACAAATGCAGAGCGCACGGCAGTATGCTGTCTCTCAAGTGTCAACGTCGAGAAGTTTGACGAGTGGTCCGACACCGAAATGGTTAAAGACCTTATCCGATTCTTGGACAACGTCCTTAGCTTCTTTATCGAACACGCACCAGACGAGATTTCAAAAGCACGTTACTCAGCAGAGCGAGAGCGTTCTCTCGGACTCGGAGCTATGGGATTTCATGGTTACCTCCAGAAGAACGGCATTGCATGGGAAGGACTGACAGCGAAGTTTGCTAATGAAAAATTATTCTCACACATTCACACAGAAGCTCTCCGAGCTACGCTTGATCTTGGTAAAGAATTGGGTGAAGCTCCCGACATGGTTGGAACAGGTAGGCGCAACGCTCATCTTATTGCCATCGCTCCTAATGCTAACAGTAGTATTATTTGTGGGTGTTCCCCTTCTGTTGAGCCTATTAAGTCTAATGCTTATACCCATCGCACTCGTGCGGGTGCTCATCTTGTTACCAATCCCTACCTTAAGGAATTACTTATCGCCAAAGGTAAGGACACCAAAGACGTATGGAAGTCGATTGTTGCAGAGCAGGGATCAGTCCAACATCTTGACTTCTTATCCGAAGAAGAGAAGTATGTTTTCAAAACGGCGTACGAAATAGATCAGGGTTGGGTAGTAGAACATGCAGGTAACAGACAGAAGTACGTGTGCCAAGCACAGTCAGTTAACCTGTTCTTCCCTGCCGGTTCACCGAGATCTTACGTTAACTCTGTACACTTACGTGCATGGAAGAGTAAACTAAAGAGCTTGTACTACTTGCGTACTGATGCAGGTTTCCAAGCAGATAAAGTCGGTCTGTCTGTTGAGCGTGTAGCTCTACAAGATGCAGAAGAATGTGTTTCATGTCACGGATAATACGATGTCATTACTAGAAGAATCTAAAACCTATAAGCCATTCAAGTTCGCATGGGCAGTGGAAGCTGCCATCGATCATGAGAAGATCCACTGGGGTGAGTGGGAAGCTAAGCTACAAGAAGATGTATCTCAATGGCAGAATGGTAAGCTGTCACCTACTGAGAAGCACCACATCACACAGATACTGAAACTGTTTACTCAGTCAGACGTAGCTGTGGGACGTAACTATCTTGAGTACTACATCCCGAAGTTTAAGAACAATGAGATCAGGGCTATGCTCTCTTCTTTTGCTAACCGTGAGTTCGTACACCAACGTGCTTACGCTCTACTGAATGACACACTCGGTCTACCAGAGGAAGAGTTCTCTGCATTCTTAGAGTACAAAGTGATGCGTGACAAAGTAGACTTCATGGGTGACATTGATACTCACTCTCATGCAGGTACTGCTTTAGCTATTGCTCGCTCAGTAATGAATGAAGGTATGTCTTTGTTCTCTGCTTTCATTATGCTACTCAACTACCAACGTTACGGTAAGATGAAAGGCATGTGTGAAATTGTTGAGTGGTCTATCAGAGATGAGACAATGCACACAGAAGGTATGGTCAAACTGTTCCGTGCTTTCTGTGATGAACACTCTAAGATTGTTAACGATGACTTCAAGAAGCAGATCTACGACATGTTCCGTACGGCTGTAGCACTTGAAGATAAAGTAATCGATAACGCATTTGAGATGGGTGAGATCGAAGGACTGACTGCACATGATGTGAAGCAGTACATTAGATATTTAGCTGATCGTCGTTTGATTCAGCTCGGACTAAAGGGTAACTGGAAAGTTAAAGAGAATCCTTTGGACTGTCTTGAGTGGGTACTCAACGGTGCTAGTCATAAGAACTTCTTTGAGGGTACGGTTACTGACTACAACTCAGACGGCATGGAAGGCGACTGGGGTTGGACTCCACTGGAAGAAAACAATGAGCAACAAAATAGTTAAAGTCAAATGGCAAGACATCATCGGAGATATGGTCTGGAATGATGAGAATCCAGAACCATTAGAGCTACCAGTCTTCGAGACTGTTGGTTTCTTAATCTCTGCGGATGATGAGGAAGTCCGTATCTGTGATACGCTACCGGGTTACGGCAATCGCTGCACGTTTCCCCGTGGCTGTATCGTAGAAATGGAGATCATCGGGGTTGACGAAAGGGTTCATGACCTATTCAACTCTTGACATCTACATAAGTATTAGCTAATATAGTAATTATACACTTACTTAATTGGAGAATACAAAATGTCTAAGATCAAAACAGTAATCGGCGTAGCTCTTGCAGTTGTTTGGGGTGCTATCTTTCTGGTACTTCCTGCTCATGCCTTCGTAAATGATGGTACTGCTTCTACTAACCACAACGGTTCAGTAGAATCTAAGTCTACTGCTAACGCTACTGGTCGTGGCGTAGCTACTTTCGGTATGAACTTCTCAGCTTCTGCTAACACTACTGGTGATTTCAATCACGATGGTATGATGCAGAACATCTTTGGCGGTAACTCAGATAGCCGTCCTTATTACTATGGTACGAACAAATAAGACAAACGTCCTATTCGCTAGTAATCTAGAGAGTCACGGGGCTGTAAGAGAAATCCTACTTCTCCGTGATCTCTCACCCATCATATCAGTAGATCACTATATTCTCACAGATCTACACGGAAATTATCGAGAGCGATACGACTTAACTAAAGTCAGTATCGAGAAGAGCGGGATGCTCAATCCAATCGTCGTTGTCCGTACTACCGCTGCCGAGTGGACTAAACAGTACCAGATCTCCTCTAACGGCGACACGCTAACTAAGCATACTACCCCACCAGATGACCCCACATCTCCCGTCAACGTCGTTCTCTGCGGCTGTAGGAGGCTACATGTTGCTGAGTCTCTGGGCTATACCCACATCGATTGCTTAGTGGTTGACTCTTTCAAAGAAGCAGGTCTTATTTGTCCCAGACAACGTAAGAATTTCAAGCAGAAGGTTGACAACGCACCGTAAATATAGTACGTTCATACTAATTCTAACAGGAGAATTGGTATGGAATTTCATGGTCCAGTGTATGACTTCGGTGACGGAGTTAAGAACAAACCCGTATATACAATTAGACCCAGTGAGGCTACCGGTGCAGACTTCGTTATTGAAGATTGTGTAGGTAGGATTATGCCTATACCGATGGCTGCTCTTACTGATCTGCGTCGATCACTGACTGAGTTCTGTACTGAGTACGCAGAAGAGATTTCTGTGTGGCAGAAAGACTTCGATAGATACCGAGTAGATTCATGACACCTCTACGTATCTTTATTGGCTACGATCCTAACGAAACAGTAGCACTACAAGTACTAACACATAGTATTTATTCTAACTCTACTGTCCCTGTCTCCATCACTCCCATCATCAAGAAGCAGCTACGCTCAGTACACAAGCGTAAGCTAGATCCACAAGCTTCTACTGAGTTTAGCTTCACTAGATTTCTAGTCCCTTACCTTTCTAACTACACTGGTTGGTCATTGTTCATGGACTGTGACATGCTAGTGAAAGGTGATATAGCAGAAGTATTTGATCTTGCTGATGATAAGTACGCTGTCATGTGCTGCAAGCATGAGCATAAACCTACAAGCAACAACAAGTTTCTTGGTAACGTACAGACTAAGTACGAGAAGAAAAATTGGTCTAGCTTCATGCTGATGAATAATATTCGTTGTGCTGCACTCACTCCGTACTACGTAGAGAACGCGAGTGGCTTAGACTTGCATCAGTTTAAGTGGCTAGATTCTGATAGTTTTATCGGTGAGATACCAAAGCAGTGGAATTATCTAGTAGGATACGACGAGCCAATACACAATGTTAAAAACTACCATTATACAGAGGGTGGTCCTTACTTCCCCGACTACCACGACTGCGACTTCAATGAAGAATGGTTCGCAGAAAAAGCAAAGGCAGACTACGCCAGTGAGTAATTTAATTTCGGACGATTATCTTAAACTACAGCAGGAGCTACACAAGAATCCTATGTACGGCTTTGCCTCTAAACGGTATGCAGGTCTTGTGCACAACGTGATGGTGCAGCATGATCTCCAGTCACTGTCTGACTACGGTGCCGGTAAGAAAAGACTGTACTCTACACTGGTGGAGATGGGACTAGAACCAAGAGATTACTATCCCTATGACCCTTCATTCCCAGAGTACGGAGAGGCTAGACCTGCTGATCTTTTGGTGTGTATTGATGTACTCGAACACATAGAGCCTGAGCTACTAGATAATGTACTGGATGACCTACAGCGACTAGTAATTAATACTGGTCTGTTTACTATTCACACTGGACCTGCAGGTAAAGTACTAGCTGACGGACGTAACGCACATCTAATCCAAGAGGGTTATGATTGGTGGGTAGAGAAACTAGATAAGCGTTTCAATATAATCGAACATACTTCAGAACAAAATGGATTCTGGGTAGTATTAAAACCAAAGGAAGACTAATGGCTAAGAAAGAACAAGAAGCTACACTAGTCGGTCTACGGTTTCTGATTAATAAAGATGGCAACATTGTAGCTGAGACTTCTGGTATACCACCGGAAGAGATCGGCAAAGTATTCAAGAACAAAGACATGCGCTTTACTGTTGCGCTGCTTGTTAATGAATCACGAGCAATCTTTAAGGAAACTGTTGAGACTGTCGAGCGTGTACTCAACACTATGCGAAAATGAAATGCGTTAAAGCTAAGCGTGATATGGGGCAGGACTGTATATCAGTAGGATTACTCCACCCTATATCTAATAGAGAGCAGCAAGCCTACTATCCTGATGTGCATAAGTCTATCATGGAGAATGGGATGGAGTTCCCGTTGATTGGATATCTCACTACGATAGAAGAGTGGGATGATCTAGCTAAACGTAATCACTTAGTACTACCACCACCAACAGGTTACACTCCAGAACAGATTGTAATTCAAGTTCGTGGCGGCAATAAGCGTCTCAGATATGCCAGAGAAATTGGCTACACACACATTGATTGCTATGTATCTACTGATCTAGATGAAGTTGCCCAACTCATGCTAGAGCAGGGCAAGTGGTACAAGACTACTTCTTAGCACCCAACATCTTCATCTGTGCCCACTGCATCAACTGTCCTGCAGTCTTCACTTTATTAAACACACCGGGGTTACGTTTAATCTGACCTTCACTCAGTACTTCTGAGATTGGTGTGTTCGGTTTAGCTCTAGCTACAGCCACTGCACCAGATGGTCCTGCGAAGTGAGCAAGATATAAGTTACTACGGGTAGCATTCACACCCTTCTTCTTTAAGATGTTCTTATTCTCTTCCATCAACTTACGTGCCATGTAGCGTGAAACTTCTGGGTTACGTCTGAACTCCATGTAGTCTCCCTTCTGCTGCTTCAACTCTGGCATGTAGCGAGTAACCATACTATCCCATGTCTTCGGTACGAATTGATACAGACCGAGAGCACCAGAAGTTTCAGCATAAGCATTAGTATTATTGCTTGATTCAATCTCAGCAAGACGATCTAAGTATGCTTCTTCTTCATTCGGTACTTGAGCTACAGGTTTCTGTGGAGCTTGTGCTTGACGTACTTCTTGTACTTGTTGTACTGGTTGTTCTACTGGTGCTGCATCCATAGTATCGTACTCCGGTGCTATCTCTTCGTTAAGATTACCTTCAGCTAAACCACCATCAGCAAATGTCTCGGTGTTATTTCCTTTCTTATCGAAACGGAATCGTGGATCATTTGGTGAGGTACGCTGTACACCCTTAGCTAAAACTAAAGGACCAACTTGTATTACTTGTTCTGCAGCTACTACAGGTTCTAATGTATCTTTATCGTAGAAGTAAGAAGCACGATAAGGATTCATCCCTACTTGAGTCCACTCAGGATCATCAATAAGTTTCTGTGCTACATTGAACAGCTCATCTGAATCATGGTTTTCCCACTGACCGTAGATACGACCGATAGTAGTCTTGCTCTTACCTTTAGCAATGTTAATTGCAGCTTGTGGCTGAGTACCAAACTCAACATTATTTAATACTGATGTCTTACCGTATCCTAATGATTTACCTTTGGTTGTCCGTCCACCACTTTCGTGTAGAGAAACAACCCAAGTATCAAAACCTTCGTATGCAGGTATGTCTAAACGAGAAGCTACTTCAGTGCCATCAGGTATGGATTTATTCAAACCAATAATACCTGTGCTTACTTTGTTTTCGTCAAGAGAAAATACAATCTCTTCGAATGTAGGCATCTTAGTTACTTCAGTAAATTTAGTTGGTGGGCGTAATGCAGCAGCAGTAGATCTAAACTCATCTCCAGTAATCTCACCTGCGAATAATTTCTCAGCTTGCTCTTTTAATTCAGGAGTTTGCTTTTGCTTTTGATTTACTTTGTTAGTTTCACGCCACGCTTTCTTATCGTCTAATGATTTACCAAGAACATCATAAGCAGCTTTACCTTCATTACCTGCAATTGGTAACGTCTTACTCGGCAGGGTATCTAAGAAGTCTTTCTCACCTTCCTTAGCCATGTCTAAAATATCTGACATCTGTAAGCGAGTATTCAAACCCTCTAGAGACCAACCGTAAACACTATTACGCTCAATGAAGTTACTAATGTCTTGTACTTCTCTCAGCCCTTCCTTACGTACAAACGTACCGTCAGAAGTTTCAAGATTCTTAAGTCCTTTGTATAGAGCGTTAGTACTAGCAAGACCAAACATATCTTTTAGTTTTTCTGCTAATTGTTTGTAGTACTCGACAGCTTTACCTACCCACTTACCCTGTACTTTGTATTGGTTACGTAAGATATCTGAACCATTGACAGCCCAGAACTCACTGGGATTGGTGTATTGGTAGTCACCAGATTTAAGTACACCGTCTTTAGCATACTGCTTCATTCGCTTAGTCAAAGCATCTAAGTCTGGACCTTTAACATAAGGAAGCATCATTACATCTGCAAGTGCTTCAGCTCTTGATTGCTGTCCTGCTTTCTTTGACAATTTAATTTCTTTTTTAACCGCATCTTCCCATGACTTACGGATACCATCACGAATATCAGAAGGCAGCATACGCTCAGTGTGGTGCAACGTTTCGTGCATCACTAACTCAGGAATCTGATCTCCTTTACTCAGCTTAACAAGTCGTTCAGAGATAGAGTAAACACCGCTAGTACCTTTCTCTAAATCACTAACAGCAGTAATTGAAATATCATCTACTAACTTACGGTTCTTATCCACAAACCACAAAGCAATATCCGCTGACTCATCAGAGATATAACCTTTATCCACAAAGTCATTAACACGGGAAGCATAAGCACGATACCCACGTACTCTATCGCGATCTTTCTTTAGAGTTCGGAATGCTCGCTGTGTTGCTGCTTTCTTTTGCTGATTGAATGCAAACTCTGCAGCATCATTAATATCAGCAGTACCATTTTGAATGTAGTGAAGAATCTTCTTAGCTTCTGATTCAGTGCGTGGGTTATCAGCAGTAGATTGCCAAATCTTTTCTCGTTGCGGTCTATCACTTGGATTCTTAGGATCTACAAACTGAGCATCGTACTCTTCCATTTCACGTTTAAACTGATCACGCTCAAACGCATTCTCAAGTTCACGGTCAGTATTCTTTGCATAATCTAATTGACCGGGATTGTTGTATATCTCATCTACGTAATCTTTGTACTTCTTACTACTCGCTCTAGCTAAAGCAGCAGTACCTTTTGCAGCAGCACCTATAGGTAAAGATAGACCAGTAAACTCACCCATGCCTGATGCTACTTCACGTTGCTTATCAGTCATGAACTCATCACCAGTTACTTTTGGTAAGTATTCTTTTACATCTTCTGTTGTTGGTAGTACTGTCTCTTCCTGTATGCCACGTTGGAACCCTTCACCGAATGAATCTTCACCTGTAGCACCTTCGTACACACCACGACCAAGTGCTTCAATATCACCCGCACCACCAAGCATTGCAGCAGTAGCACCACGAGCCATATGCTCATACGTCTTACCTGCACGGTAAATGGTTTCAGATAGTGGACGCTCTTCTGGCATATCTACGCCTTCAGTAGATACTCCTTCTGGATCATCAGCAGCAGCCATACCACCTTTAGCAAATGGAGTTACTCTTGCTCTTGAGTCATACCCCGGTTTACCGCGCCCGTGTATCCACGATGGTGTGTGCTTATAATGAATACTAAATCGAATAGCATTGTACTTATCATCACCAAAGTTTACGTACTGACCAGTTTCTTCTGCATATTCTTTTGCTTTATCACGAACAATACGACCGCTAGCATCACGGATATCTTCTTGCTTAATAAGCTCACCTGCTTGTGTCTGAATAATAGTCGGATAAGCAGCCCAACTACCATCACTTAATTGACCCGCACCCATACGGTGAGTTTCTTCGTATTCGTATCCTTCTTTATCTGTAGCACGTAGTGAAGGTGAGTTTACATCTTTCATACGTTGAATAAAATTCTTATCAGAATTCTCTTCGATTGCTTTTTCATAAAGATCTATGTCTTCTTTAGTTACTGGTATGTTATAGTAATCTGGTCCTTTTTTATCAGCTACGCCGCCTTTATTAAATAACTTACGTGCTTGATCAAGCATGCCACCGAGTTTAAATTTCTTCTGTGCTTCTTTAGTTACGTCAATTGCTTGTTCAATTAATTCAGGTTGAGCACTACCACGTTTAGCACTTTGCTCATATAGCTTTTGTAGTTGCTTTATCTTTTGCTCTTCGTCCATACCGGCAAACATCTTCTGCTGATCTAAGTTGACAGCATAAGTACGGAAACCAGTTAAGAAAGCAATTAAAGATTCTTCTACTGTCTTAGGTTTAGACGCAAAAGGAGATAGCTTCTTCTCTGCTTTACCTAAGATATGATCACCCTGAAGTACTTTAATAATCTTCTGATCTGACTCAGAGTTTCTGACTGACTGAATAAAGTCATCCATAGTAGCAAGCAATCTGAGATTCTTCAGATCGTGTGCTACTGTTTCTGGCATCTCAACACCAACAAAATTCTGTTTTAATTTTGGATGTAGTTTTTGACCTGTAAATAAATCAGTTACATATCCATCTTCGTCAGCAGAAATACGCTCATAGATTAATTTTATACCGGGATGTAAGTTATCTTTAAATACACGAGCAGGAGCAGCAGCTAACTTCCATGCATCAGCAGCAGGTAACCAACCACCAAGAATAAAGTATCTTGGATCGCCAGTCTCTTCATCAATCTTAACTTTAGTTGGATAGTTCTCAATCATCCAAGAAGCTAAGTAACGCTCATTAGTATCTTCTTCTGATACTGCTGCTTCAATCTCTTGACGTAGGGTATCGATAGCTTTGTATCGACCCGGCTTCTTAATCATCTGCTCAATCTGGAATGGTACGTTCTTACGTGTCCATGTGTAGAAAGGCATGATGCGTTTCATTACATCTTGTTCGAACTGAGTGAGGTCACTGTAGTCAAAGAGTGTTTTACGTACACGAGCAGCAGCTTGTTCTGGAGATAGTCCTTTGTTAAGACCATCCAAGAAGTTAGCCATACGAGCATTGTTCTCTAAGCCTTCACCAATACGCTTACCGATCTCAATAGCTTTGTTCTCTTTAGATAGAGTCAACCACTTAGCATCACCCATCTCAGAGCGTAGAGTGCTTTCAATGTCGGTAGCCATGAAGCCCTTACCAATAATACCCTGCTCATCCATCATGTCTCTGAGTTGAGTATAGGTATATTCGGTACCATCTTTAGTTTTAAACTTAGTGTACGCAGGTAGTGGACCTTCACTAACAGTAGGTGTTCTGCCTGTCTTACCCCATCTTGGTGGAGTAATCTGAGAACCCATTACAGCTTCTTGAATCTTAGCTGCTTCTTGGTAGAACTTAGGATCAACATCCATAACAAAGTTATTCCATACGTTACCTACTTCATTTCGGAAGTGGTACGATGGGAAGATAGAAAGCGTCCAAGCCTTCCACCAGTTAGTAACTTGGTCAGCAGTATTCAAGAATTTATTTATTTCTTGAGGGTCATAGATCTTATTTAAGTTTCCATCTACAAACTCAACGATCTCACGATCCATTACGTAGCCTTCAGTCATTGGGTTGTTAGAAATTTCCCAACGATCCCAACCTTTACGATTCTTTTTAAGGTAACGTAATGCTCCAACAACAGTTGGATTCTTTGTCTTTGGTTGCCATCCTGATTTCTGTGCTGCTTGAATAAGCTTCTCAGGGGCAATAGAAATATTATTAGCAGGGTCAATAATCTGATCAGCAAGATCACGTGAAGCAATAGCACGATAGTGTTTACTATCACGTAGTGCTTGAGCTATAGCAGGATCAGAGTAGAAGAAACCATCTTTAAATACCTTACCTTCATAACCCGGAAGCTCTCCGCGTTTAGCCATGTCGTTAATGTCATTGATAGTTAACCCTTCCCATTCCTCATTACGAGCAATAGTAGAGCTGTGCTTACCTGACATATTGGTAGGACCTTCACCACCTTCTGCAATTGGCTTGTAACCTTTAGCTTCACGCTTTTCATTAATTGCTTTACGAGCATCAGGAGTTACTGCACGATTGAAGTAAGCTAACAGTAAAGCATCATCCTCATCACCCACACGAAGCAGTGGCTGCTCAGACAATGGTGTGATGGTTACACCTGCATCAATTTCTTTTGCAAGTTGATCTGCATTGCGTTGAGAGAGTGACCATACTTCATAGCGAATGTTGTCATCTTTAGAGAGTAACTCAACAGCTTCATCACTAAGCTCAGCGAGATTAACGTTATTAACACCACCACGCTCTACAGCTTCAGTGATGAACATCTCCACTTCTTTTTCTGTAGTGTTTGTTTCACGTGCAAATACTTTAATACGATCTTGGAACTCACGTCCTTCACGTATAGCTTGAACACGACCAGAAGCAATTAAGTTTAAGAAGTTCTCACGAAGCTCTTCTACTTTTGGTTTATTCTTAAACTGGTTTTTAGTGCTGAACAAATTCCATGCGTAGTTAGCAGCATCAGTAAGAGACTGACCTGTTTTGGTTTTAGTTAGTACGTCTTTTGCTTTTTGCTTAGTGGTGTTTGCTGCTTTAGCATACTGATCTAATACAGCATCTGGTATAAGGATCTTACCCTTCTTAGTAAAAGACAGAATAGGATTAGTGTAAGTAACAGGGTCAATCGCAACATCAACACCAAACCCTGCAGTGTATGCTAATGCATCCAAACCTGCAGTATTAGAAGTGTAAGCGTCTACTAAAGGTTCAAATGCACTTTTTAAACTAGCATTAAGATCTTCTCTTGCTTCTTGTTTTTCTTGTTCAGTATCAGCCATACCAATCTTAATTAAGTCAGCATACACACCGGACTTAGCTATGTTAATTGGCATCATACCTACTTGATACTTCTTAACAGCCTCTGAGAATAGTGAATCAACGCCTTTAAATACTGTATTAAGTGTTGGATATTCTGTTGGGTTGTCTACAACTTCCTTAGCTTTCTTAGAGAAGTACTCACCCATCATTGGGTGCTGTTCACCACTAATACCTTTAGCAGCTTCTGCTTTAATAGTCTCTGCATCCTTACCTTCAAGAGTGGCAATTAAACCACTAGCAACAGCAGCTCTTGGACGGTCAACAACCTCTAATGCAGCAAACGGATTAACACCTACATCAGCTTCTACTTCTGCTTCAGCTATTGGATATGTACGCTCAGAAGTAACGTCACCAAAATCTGTAGTCAATGCTTCAGGTACTACAGGTTCTTCTGGTATTAAGAATGGATTAGCTTGGGCTACTGGCTGTTCTTCCTGAACTAAAAAAGGATTAGTATTTACAGTTTCAGGTTGAGTTACAACTGGAGTAACAGGTGCCGTTGGTTCTTCTTCAATAAGAAAAGGATTTTGCGCCACAGTAACAGCTCCTATTTATTGCTGTTTAAGTTCTGGTGGTAGTTTATCTTCGCCGTATGTATCAATGAAGTACTGCACCATTTCAGGTGTTGCTTTCTCACGTAATATAGCAAGTGCTTGCTCTACTGGCATTGCTTTTGGTTTCTCTTCAACGGTAGGAGAAGGAGTAGGTTGCGGTGATGGAGTTTCACCCGGTTGTGCAACAAACTGTTGTAGTCCTTCACCGCCCAAAGATAGGGCTTGAGTAAAGAAGTTTCCTTTAGATACGTTGTAAGCTTGGAATGCAGCCATCTGAGCAGCAGGTACTTTCTCACCGCGAGAAATAGCCATGATAGTTGGAACAACAATATCACGATTAATTGCATTCTCTTGTTCGATATCAGCAAGTGCTAGTTTCTTAGCAGTTGTTTTATCTAACTCTTTAATAGACATGTATAGTTCAACTTTCTCGTCGAACTTCTTTTGAAATGCAGAGCGATTGTCTTTCTCTTCTCGTAAGACTTCAGCCAATGCTTCTGCACGAGCTACTGTTGGCTCTATCTTCATTTCGTTGACTTTGATATCAACAAGATCATCAAACTTTTTACGAGTAGTACCACGAAGATCTTTATTTTCTTTGTCTGCTTTAACTATGTTAAATGCAAACTCTTCTGGATTTTCAATGTTTTGACGCTTAGCAATCTCTAATGCATCGTCATACTTTTTAAGTAAAGTACCACGCATATCCTTTTCTTTATCTTTAACCTTAGACCACTCTGGTTGCTCTAACGTACCAGTATAGGCTTGTGGTTTAATCTGTGGTGCTTTCTGAGCTGCTGATGTACCGCTAGCACGAATAGCAGATACTTGTTCTTCTACTGTAGGACCAGTCTCACCGATTCCTAAATCACCGAGTACACTCTGTGCTTCTACACCAGAGTAATCAGTACCTTTATAATCAAACAATGGCTCATCACCAATTGCATTATTGATGAAGTCATCACTTAAATCTAATGGCGACTCACTTGCTTTCTTAGCAGCTTGCTCTTCACTTAAACCAAGTACTTTAGTGTTGTATACCATGTTGCGAGTATACATATCACCTGCAGACATGATTGGATCGAACTGAGTCTTACGTGTTTCGTAGCTTTTATATGCAGTCTTATGACGTGACTTAGCTAACTCAACATCGTTCTTCTGCAGCTCTTTAATACGCTCAGATAGTTTCTTTTCACGTGCTTCTTGTACTTTAACAGCACCCTTAGCACCACCCTCTGCGATAGCTAGTGCAATGTCACCAAAGTTTAATGCCATTATTCTTCTCCCATTGGAGCTGCAGGTTTAATCTGAGAAAGTAACGAACCCGGAACAACGTCTTCAATACGCTTATCCATCTCTGGCTTCATCTTAGTACGCTTAGGAGCCATGCGATTAGCATCGTCATCAATTAATTCTACTGCTTCTTCATCTTCTAGTTCATCTTCTTCACCATCGTACACAACGTAGTCGAAGATTTCATTGTGCTCAGCAAGAGCAATCAACAAGTAAAGTACAGGCTCAGCCATGAGCAGCATTAAGTCAGTAGTCCAATAACCTGCTGAGTAACCTTTAAATAAGATATACTGAGTAAGCTCATCTAACGGGAAACCATCACGAATCTGATCTAATAGATCTTCATAGATTTCTTCACTAGTCAACTCAAGAAATGTATCTTGAAGTGCTTCGTTAATATCAGTGTACTGTGGTGGACGTTCCCATGCCTGACGATTCTCTGGATCACCAGTTAGTGACTCACCGGGAATCGGAGCATCAAAAGGATCTGTCGGAAAGTTATTGTACATGTCTTCCATTATCCTACACCCCATCCAGAAGCTGCACGTTTACGGGCTAACTCTGCTTGTTGTTCTGCTTGTGCGATTAATTGTGCTTGTGTCTGACGTTGAACATCAGTAAAACCAAGCATACCACCTGCACCACCTACAGCACCAGTAGCTTTAATAGCACCAATACCTTTACCCGGATCTGTCATTACAAATGGTACTTGACTAAAGCTAGTAGCATCAGGACTTAGCAATCCTTTAGGCATACCAGTTTCTTCTTTTGTCGGTGCTGCATAAGCTTGTGTCATGAATGTTGGGGTACCAGTAGTACCAGAAGATGCAGTTAAATAAAGATCTTGAGTACTTGTAAATGCTAGATCTGGATCGTATACGCCATCAGCACCTGCAAATTGTTGCTCAGCTAACATTTTAGCCTGTTGACCGGTAGGATCGATACCAAGATCACGTGTTACTTTACCCCATTCTGTCTCAACTTTAGTACCCGCAGGAACAGCTTCACCATAAGCATCGGTACCGAAGAAGTCTTTATTCTGTTCGTACAACATTTGTTGCTGTTGAGTACCTGCACTTGTAGCTACATCTGGTAGTTTATTATACGTATCCATGTACTCTTGTGGTGACATTCCGTACTTCTCATAAGTACCTGCAAACGCTTCAGTACCACCTACGATATCACCAGTAGGTGAATTAGAACTAAAGAACTTACCTACGCTATCAGTGAAGTTACCCCATGATTGTGATGCTGATTTCATACCGGCTTCAAAACCTGCTGCACCAGTAAGACCACCAGTGAATGTACTTGGAGCCATAGCTGCTGCGTTAGCTTGTGCAAAGCCAGTAGAGAGACTTCCAGATTTCCATGTACCTTTAGCAGCATCACCAAGATAGCTACCTGCACCACCCATGACACCACCAACTACTGCTGACTTAAGGTTACCACCAGAAGTAATGAAACCAGTAAGAGCACCAGAAGCTACGTTAGCTGCGAGTGTACTTGAGAAGCCGAGACCTCCTGCAAGACCCGCAGCAAAGGCTTGGAATCCGGGTATCGCCATAAGAGCTATAGAAGCTAGCGGTCCGAGTTTACTTAGTGACTTGCCAACAGTCTTTACTGCTTTCTTAACACCACTAACTACTTTCTTACCTACTTTAACTACAGCCTTAGCTACTTTCTTAACTACTTTAGTTACTGATTTGACGACTTTTTTGATAGTCTTAAACGGATTCCAACCCATCGTTATTCTCCTTATTTAAACGCTGCAAACAACGTAACGGCAGAAGAAGCAAGACTAGATATCTGCTCTCGCTTAGCTGCGTCTGTTGCTGCTTCGTTACCCAATGCTGCAATTGTTAAACGTGTCTGTTGATCTTGTGCATTCTCTGCAGATTGGAATGCCCAGTTAGCTGCATCACGATTCTCTTGCCATAAGAATGTCATTGCTTGGTTAGACAAGTTAAATGCATTGATTGCGTTAGCTTGATTTACAGCATTAACACCCGCAGTGTTAGCTGTATTCAATTGTCTACGCCACTGTACGTTAGACTGTTCAATAGCAATTGCATTCTGTGTATTGAATTGATCACGATTAAATGCAAGCTGTGCATTAAATTGATCTGCTGCTTGTTTAGCTTGTAGATTAAGTTGCTGTGCTTGTAACTCATTACCTGCTTGTAGTGCAGCACGTTGTTGAGCTAACTGTGAGTTGTACTGACTAGCAGCATCAGCACGTGCAGCATTATTAAGCGCAATGCTAGAGTTTAAGTTAGACATAAACTGCTGTGCTTGATTGACACTAGAGGCATTGAACTGTGCAGCAGCATTAGCGGCAGCTTGATCTGACAACATATTCTGCTGACGAATCTGTGCATTAACTACAGATGCTTGTTGCTTGTTAGTTAAGTTCTGCATGTCGATAGCTAAGAAAGCCTTAGCATTCTCAACTTGTGCTTGCTGTTGATTAGACAGATTAGTCAAATCCATCTGCGCCATATTAGTAGCGTTAGTGATAGCAGCTTGCTGTTTGTTGTTGAGATTAGTTAATTGCAGAGTCTGCATGAACTGGCTGTTAGCCAATGCAGTTTGTTGTTGGTTAGATAAACTAGCAAGATCCATCTGAAGTGCAGACTGAGCATTGTTCAGTGCTGCTTGTTGTTTGTTATTCAGATTAGCTAAGAATGTCTGCTGTTGAGTCTGAGCATTCTGTTGTGCAATCGGTAATGCAGAAGTAACGATTGCATTCATGATTGCTTCTTTAGCTACAGAAGACTTACCCATACCACGAGCAGCAAGTACAGCTTCAGCAGAAGCAAGTGCAGGTGCAGCCCAATCTGGTACATCTTTACCTGCAGAAGTAGCAAGTAAGTCTTCCATCTGCTTACTGACTAATGCTTCATCTGGTGTGGTACCAGTAGCAGCAGCCATAGTAGCGGCACTAGATAGACCCGCAGTAGCAGCGGTAGCCATCGTACCGGCACCTGCTTTAGTATCTTGAGCAGCTACGGCAGGAGCAGTAAGAGTACCAGTAGCACCTGTGACAGTCTGTGTGGGAGCAGCTTGAGTTGCACCGGTAACAGTAGGAGCAGTACCTGTAGTAGTTGCTTTATATGTCTGACCAGTAACAGCAGTTGGAGCACCAACACCAGTAGTCGTCATACCCGGAGCAGCAGCTAATGTAGGGGCAGTGACAGTACCTGCAGTAATAGATGGAGCAGTACCCATAGTGGCACCCTTCATCAATTCATTAGTCTGTACTGCTTGAGGAGTGTAGGTTTGTTTAGCTGCGGTTGGGATAGTAGCAGCAGGGTCAGTAAGAGCCTGTGTTACCTGCTTACCTACTTCAGTAGTAGCGTACGCTCCCGGTTTACTTTTGTCTGGTAGTGCCATTATTTCTTACCTTTCTTAGATTGAGAAGCTTTGATAGCTTGGGCTTGCTTAACGGCTTTACTACGTTGGGTATAGCACTTACCACTATCCCCGTATTTATAACCGGACTTACCCGTTGTTGTCTTGCACTTCTTGATTGGCATTATCTTCTTCCTGTTCTGGAGTAATTTCTACTGGATCAGGAAGGGTGTTATTGAACATCGAAGTAAAAGCGGCAAGTGCAGTACGTAATTGCTTAGTGTTGAACTCTGCTTCTCGAAGCTTAGTCTCTAAGTTCTGCATATGAGAGAGATACTCAAGACAGTCAGAAGACATCTCTTCTACTCGATATACTTTGTCTTGATAGTTAATAGTCTTTATATTACTCATTATACTTAATCCTTTTAAAAAGTTCTATAGAATTCTATAAGAATCAAGAGGGTAGCATATTTTCATAAGACAGTCAACTAATCAACCTTCCTTATTGTTGTTAAGACTTGCCCAGATAGAATGAACCTGCAGCAAGAATACTTATTTTTAGCCACTCAAAGTGGACAATCGCGTTCTCTAGTCTTACGAACTCAGTGGTGGTACCAGTGGTATCTATAAGACCGAGTAAATTAAATCCCGTTTCTTTCTCAATTGGTACTACAATATCAAGACCAGTAAGAGAACCCATCATTGCCCATGCGCCCAAAGCGACCATCGACAACACAAAGATTCTCCGCGTCAACTTTGCGAAAGGATCGTTCCCAACACGAGCAGCAGCAGCGTCGGCAGCTTTGGTTGCTCGCTCAGAGGCGGCATCGGCTTCTTCGGTCTTAGCCTTCATAGCTTCAAGCATGAGCTTCTGTTGTTCTGCTTTAGCTTTCTGAGCTTGATCCATGAACTTAAAGAGACCGCCCATAGCAGCTCCACCGCCCATCGTTAGTAATTCTATAGGAATCATTTTTCCTCTCCTTTCTTATCTTTGCCTTTGACGTAAGCATCAGCACCAAAGAAAGCACCAACCACTACAGATACAGCCATAAAGTAAGTAGGAGCCATGTCACCGATTACGCCACTAGCATTACTGAACCCCAGAGCTTCGGTACCAAACACGAATAGTGGGTATAGAAGCATACCGAAGAGAGCAAACCAAACCATCTTACGTTGTTGGTCACGCTTAGCATCTTCATCTTCCATCTCACGACGCTTAGACTCAAGATAGATCTCAAGCTCTTGTTGAGAAACACTGCCGTCTCCGTCAATGTCTGCTTTTTCAAACTCGGTCATTTCTTTAGACACTTACCTGCTTTCTTACACTTAGCAGGAGTCTTACAACCTTTACAGGGTTTAAAAGCAACAGCACCACCTTTCTTGTAACCAGTAGCTGCTTTTGATTTAGCCATACGTTGACCACGTTTTGGATAATTAGGCATTTTTCTTTGCTCCTTTCTTTTTACCCCAGTTGTTTTTCATATCTTTGTAAGCTTTAGCACTAACAGTACTGTTCTTCTTACTACGTGAAGTACCTGCTTTCTTACGCTTGTTGATGTTCTTAACTAATGACATTACCACTTAACCTTATCTGCCCAGTAAGCAGCAGACATATTACCTTTCTTAATGTTCTTAGCATGACGTGCTTTGAACGACTTCTTACGTGCTTTCTCTTTAGCAGTGCTTGGTGACTTACCTGCACCTTTGACACCCTGCTGACCAAAGCGAATGATCTTCTCTTTACCGTCCTTACACGCTTTAACTACGTGAGACTTCTTAGGATGATTGGGTGTACGTTTTGGCTTGTTACACGCCATCTTCTTTTTGTCTAGTTTTTTTGCCATATCAATTTGCCAGTGGGTTGTTGAGTGCTTGTTGAATCTTGTCTTCAAGTTCTACTTTAGTGGCATCTACTTTGCCTTCGAATTTATCCATCTTCCCTTCAAAGTAAACTACCTTATCGTTTACTCGCTTTTCGATGTCGTAAGTTAATTGCTTTACGTCACGTAAGTTCTGCTCAATAGAAGTAAGAAGTGATTGTTGTGTCTCTATCTTAGTACTAGTCTGCTGCATCTGCTGCTCGTAACTTGCTAAGTCGAGTGATGCAATCTCCTCCACCTTCTGATACATAGTGAAGCCACCGTAGAGAGCACCAACAATACTGGAAAGAAGACCGAGAGCAAGACCAAGTTGAGTAGGTGTAAAACGTAAGCCAAATAAGCTGAGACGTTTATCAGCCAACCCTTCGATGTCGTCAAGTTTTTCTCCGAGATCTGCCATCAGTTTTCAAATCCGTTAGACTGTAATCGACGTAGATTATCTAATTCTTGTTGCAGCTTCTGTACTTCTAAGCGTCTACGACTAAGCTCTAGTTGGTACAGCGTATTGCAGTTAATTCTTTCTTTCGGTGCATCTAGCGGTATGATGATGCGAGCATACAAGCCAATGTCTTTACTCTGTGGATTGGCAGGGTCTTCACTACTAAATGGGCTTACGGCATTATTGACAATCCCAGTAGCTCCAAGCTCAAAGTTAGTAGCACCCCCAATGCTATTACGACAGTCAAGATCGCCTGAACGTATAGAATCCGATCCATAATTACTTCCCATATTCGGTAGCTGCAAGTTTAAAGAACTATTATCAGCATGTAGTACAGACATTACCGTAATGAGTAGTAGTGCAATGCCTGTTTTAATCATTTAATCTTAGAACAGATCTTAGAAGATATCATCGGCTTCTTGTTACTGTTCTCTCTTAGCTTAGTTACTGAGCAAATGTATTTAGCTCTGACCACATCAATAGCATTTATGTAGATACTAAACTTAACTTTCGATAAGTGGTCTAAGCGCATAATCCTGTAGTCCGATACAAACTGTACGGGTTCCCAGTCTTTTGTGAACACCCCAATCTCATACCAGTTAACGTCACTACGCTTATTGAACAATTCCATCTGCGTCTTGTAGATACCCATTACGTGAGATACTTCCCACTTCGGATATGTCGGAGTCATGTCGTGTGCTGATGTAGTACCCATGCACAACATCATTGTGCACAGAGCTATTACTTTGCGATACATTCTGCTTGTGCTACAGCACGGTAAGTGCCACCCGGAAATGCCTTCTCACCACCATTGACTGCAGAAGAATTAATCTTAAACCAAGTACTACCAGTAGCTGTTAAATCGTACTCACGAGTCTGATCGTAAGTGATTGAGTCAGTCTGGTAATCAGCCATAGCAACATCACCAACTTTATCTACTTCAACTGAGCCTGACCATACTGGTGTGTCATTCAGTGAAGGGCTTGCTGAGAAGCTTGTAGGGTAAGTAATACGTCCTTTGTAAGCATCTGCTAGTGATACGTCAAAACGTACGACTGGAACTACACCACCATCTGCAGGAGCAGTAGTCAGTGTGTACGCATTAGGGTTGCCGTAGACACCTGCTGTATCCGTTTGGATAATACAGCGTGACTGTACTGTGCCAGTGATTGGTACGTCTTCAGCATAAGAAGAAGCACTAAACACACACAATGCAGCTAAAGTAATTTGTTTCATTTCCATTGCTCATCCACCATCTGTTTATGAAGTTTCTGTTGTGCCAGATTGTTTCTTAATGCTCTTTTATTATCTGGTAATTTAGAATCTACTAACTTAGTAGTTTCCCTATATACACCACCATCAATGTTGGCAGCATAGTAATTATTTAAATTGGTTGCGATATTCATC